AGAAAAACGCACTGGGTTTTCCCAGTGTGTCTATTAGTCTGTATATATTTTTTAACTAAATATACTATTAGTTTATTTTTCTAGTCACGTTACAGACGTGCAATTTATGGACAGAATCTTCTGTCCTTTTTGGGTGTTCATTCACCCGTTTTTAGAGTTTAATTTTATGTTAACTTCTATTATGTATAGTAACGTCGTCTCGTATGTGCCTATACGATTCCTCCGTACTTTTACGTATCTTAAAGAGTTTTTATTTTATTTTACTCTAGGGCACGCTTTTTGCTATGAAGGCTCTTCGTTTGGTGCTTTCGAGCACTTTGCCTACAACCTTTATAGTTTTTATGCCGGCCCACTTTGATTTATCAATGTGGCCCCTTGATTTGTATCTCGCGGGATACGCCCATACATTTCCGGCATCCTATTTGATATTTCATTCGAATTATTTTATTAACATATAATATTTATTTATTCGTTAGTCACTATAATTAGTGCAACCGGTCTTCGGGCCATTATTAGTCCTTTTATTAGTTCTATCACGTGTCTTCGGGCACACAAATAGTAAAGTATTTTTATTAGATCTCTGGAGCATTTAAGATGCTATAGCCTTAACGAACTGGCGTTTATCGGCTTTTTAAATTGAACGGTATGGTTACCACATTGCCCGGGAGCCTATTTTAAGCTTTTTCCTTTAGCGGGGAATTATCACTTATTTTAGAATAAACTCCTTTATCCAGGTGACTAGGTATTCCTATCAAGCCAAGTTTCAACTATTAAGTGTCAGGATAAGTCTTTAGAGTTAAGTTGCACATCGCTGCGCGTTGAGTGCGTAGTTACCCATGGTGTGCATTTTGCTATGATAACCATCTTGCATGTTTCATGTCTTTTATTAATGAGGTAGTTGTTCTATAACAGCATTTCGGCTGAGAAGCTGAGGTGTTGGAACACTAATGTTTACCCACCTATCGAATATTCTATACACTGGGTTAACTGCCCGTATAGTCTTAAACTAGTTCCTTCTATTTTATCTAGACATGGAAAAGCAATTCCTACCCCTCGAGTCGGGGAAACTAATTCTCTTCAACACATACTAGTCTCTTCGGAGAGTGTTGAAGCCCTTAATCATTCTTGTAATGAACATGTGCAGTTACATGGTTTATTTCATTTTACTGCCAAGTGTAGTTGTTTCAATGTTGACTTGATTGTCTCAAAGGATGACACACACGAATCAAAAGTGGATCTATCTTCGGATGATTCCAATGTCAAAGAAGTACTATTTACTGAGAGCGATTATTTTTCGATTTCGCAACAGACAGGGATGTCGGTTGATGATATTACAAAATTATTCTCATCAGTTATAGATCTTTTTAAAGACATACCTTCACAGGTAAGAGACTTTGACGGTCTCGATATACCCAGTTTACTCACTTCCATTATTTCATATGGAGTCCAACTGTATACTGGTTCGTCCCTTGCGGGATATGTTGCAAGTACTGTTAGTTTTATTATGAGTATTTGCCCGAAAGTTTCACATGCACTTAATCTTGCTAAAGAGTTTGTTGTGAAAAATTTTCAATACCTAATGGCATGGATCAAGGGGGTTACCTTGCAGACAGAAAGTGGCACTACTATTGTCCAATCTGTTTTGTCTGGTTTGCTTTCTAATCCATTTTGTGTTAGTTTTAGGGATATGATACTTTCACTAGTTTCAGCTCGTATTTTTAGCAAAGACGTTTCAGCCAAAATTTCAAAGGTATTCGGGAAACCGAAGTCTATGTCCTTACTTGAAGTTTGTTCTGTTGTTGTCGATGGCATTTCTAATATGGTTAAGTTTGCATCTATGCTACTAGAAGGCCATTCATTTTCAGAAATTTGGAATGCTAGTGACCCGTTGTCTACTTTTATTCAAGAGTCTGAGGATCTTCTAAGATTTAAAGACCACTTAAATCGCGGTTTCCGCGTCGAAGGTTACATGCTATATTCAGATTTCAGATTGAAAGCTCAAGAGTTAATTGATGTCTCTCCTACTATTATCTCTTCAAAGAGTCCTTATGATTCTAAGATTAAGATTGCAAAATCATTGACGCAGGACCTTATAGCCGCTACCATAGAGGTTGATCGTACTGTAAATTCACAGAAGAGGTTGCCTCCTTATGCCTTCATACTATGTGGGCCTCCAGGAATTGGTAAATCTCATCTCCTGTCTCTCATTTATGAGATTTACGGAGAAGCCGTGGGCAAACCTTTTGAAGATTCACAAGTTTATGCTCGCAACAAGAATACCACTTATTGGGAAGGATACATTCCTTTTGCTCAACATATCATATATTATACTGAGTTAGGAAATGAATCCAAGTCCTATGTAAAGACAAGAGGAGATCCGTTGTTGAATGAAATTCAATCTTTGGTTGACTCTAACCCATATCCTGTAGATATGGCTTTTGACAATAAGGGGAAATTTTTTGCTGTCCCTGAGGTCATTGCCATTGACACAAACAATAGAGAGCTTCACGTTGGGGAGCTCATGTATTCAAAATCAGCTATTAAACGTCGCTTCTTATATATTGATGTATCTGTTTTAAAAGAATTTCGATGTTCGAAAGGAACAGGCATTGACACTCAGAAATCCATTGATGCTGGAGGAAACTATCTTAACAGATATAGCTTCCGATGCACTAGATACGCACCTAACGGTAACGACAGTGTTATAGAGAAAGTTTTATTCAAAGGCGAGGATGTAGTTGAATTTACACGTTTCCTTATGGGCGATATTCGTACATATGTTTCCAAACAGAAGGAAATGATCTCTAAGGACCTTACTAATTTTGTAAAAGAAATAGGACGTAACGAGAAAGATCAAATTAAAGAACTTTCTGAATCCGACTGTTGTTCAGATTTTAATGGACAGGAATTTCATGATTCAATAGATCTTAAACAACAAGAATTTGGACATGAAAACTTAGAGAATTATGAAGTCGAGGTATTTGCCGAATCCGCTATTTTAGAGGAGGAAAATCAACCACACGACGAAAACTTGCCGCAACCCAATTCTAATCTACTTAGCAAATCCAAGAAGGATATTCTCAGAAGTGCTATTAAACAAGGTTGGGACGATTTTAAAACATATTCCAAGCTACTATTTAGTAGTATATGGTTATATTTTCTATGTTGTTGCGCTCGCGGTTATCGCCGCGACGATCCTTTGTTGGACCGTTTTATAGGTTCACACATTTGGATTATTGTGCCTTTCTTTGTCACATATTTTGTGTGGAATACGATTTTTAAAATTATTTTCACAACCGTTTCTATGTTTGGCTATTTTAGCATCAGGCATTTTGGATTGAAACAACTAGGTCATTACAACGTTATTGGAGTTAAATTAGTGAGAAGTCAAGCGAAAGCTCATGTCTCCCACTTACTATTTGGCACTGAATATAATCCTTTTATTATTCCCTCGTGGGCTACTATTGGTTTTGTATTTACCATTGCCGTAGTTGTTTTTAAAAGCTATTCTCTTTATTCTTCATATAACAAGAAACAAGAAAGCGAATCCTCTCAATTTTTCTCTGATGATGCGATTTCTAGTATCCTGCAAGAGAAAGAGGATGAGCTGGGATGTGGTAGATCAAAAGCACGTGTACGTGTTAACGGTCAAAATGCGACTTGGAATTTGGCAGATATATCCTATAGTAAACCCGTTCATAATGGGTCACCTCTGGAATTATATAATTCTGTTTCTCGCAATTTACGTTTTGTTGTCGTATCAAGTTCTAAGGCCCAAAGGCCAACGCATATTTTTGGCGTTTGCCAGCATTTTGCTATTATTAACAAGCATGCTACCTGTGGGGATAAAGAATTTAAAATATTCCATTTCCCCAAAGGTAAACATGACAAAGGGGCTGGATTCGAAGAGTATATTATCACTAAAGACGATATCGTTCCATTTAGGGATGATTTACTTCTTATACGCGTTGTTGGAATGCGCTTTAGAAATTTTCTTCCTCATTTCCTAAAATCTCCTCATCCTCAACGATTCGGAGGTGCTGTGGGGAGTGTTGAGAGCAGTATGCTTTATCATAAAGGTACAATTAATGTATTAGATAATTTTTCAGAAGTCACAATTAATGGTTATATTTCCTATGAACGTGAATATGTTGATGGGATGTGCGGCGTCCCTCTTGTGGGGGCGGTCACACGTTCCGGTTGTTCTATTGTAGGAATACATTGTGCTGGAAACAAAGAATGTAAAACTCGCATTGGGGTTGCAATTATGCAATCTGATGTCGAGAAAGCCATTGCGAAACTCAAGAATAAAAAAGATATGTTTGAAGTCCTTTCAGCTTCTGTCTTAAAATCTGAGTCTTTATGTCTTCCTGGCTTAAAATCGCCATTTAAATTTGAACATTTGCCTCATATTAATTACTTAGGTTCCACGGGAAAGCCTGTTTTTATGAACAACAAAAGTAACATCGTTAAGTCGGGCCTATATGATTCGCTTGATGCGATATTTGACACAATTGGTTTTGAACCTGATGAACATTTTGTGGTGCCCACTTTGAAACCTCGAATGGTTGGAGAAGAATATATTTCACCTTGGAACCTTTCACTCAAGAAGATTAATCAAACATCTCCACCACTTGACATGAGAATTATTGACCGAATTGTAAAAGAGTATTCCGAACGAATTATATCTATGATCAAAGCCAAACATGGCAATGATTATAGTTTAAATCCTCTGGATATTCAAACAGCAGTTAACGGTCACGAGCGTGACGCTTATCTCCGCAGGATTAATCCTTCTACTTCTGGAGGCTATGGTTATGGTGCTAAAGATCCCCATATTCCTATTGTTCACGAAGAAGATAGTATTCGTGAGGCCACCCCTGAACTCAAAACACGTATCAATGAAATACTTGAAACGTATGAGAATGGAGATTCAGCAAATTTTATCTATGGGACGTCACTTAAAGATGAACCCAGAGATGCAAAAAAGAATGCCATTGGTAAGATTCGCGTTTTTTACATGACTTCCCTTGACAATCTTATTGTTAGTCGAATGTTCCTTGCTCCCTTTTATACTATGATGGTTGAAGATGGTGAGATCTTTCGCACTTCTGTCGGTACAAACATGCATTCAGATGCAGATGCCATTTATGAACAAATGCGAGCCTTTTCTAATGATATCATTGAAGGAGACTATTCTAATTTTGACGTGACCATTCCATTTGGGATTGGTCATGCAGCAGCAAGTGTCGTACTTAGAGTATTAAAAGCCTTTGGATATAACACCATGGCTTTGAATATGACAGAAGGTATTTTATCTGATGCATTATTTAGTTTAGTACATATGAATGGTGACATCTTTTTTAAACCTGGGCTTCAACCTAGTGGGAAATATGGCACCGCAGAAGATAATTCATTGAGAGGTGTCCTTATGCAGATGTACATTTATTATACAATACCTGCATTATGGAAGACTAGTTTTTTCAGAGAAACAATGCTCTTCACCTATGGTGATGATTATCTCAATGGGCTGTCCAAAAAAGCGGCAGAACATTTGAACAATTTTGTTTATAGAGATAAATGTCTCGAACATTTTAATATGAAAGTCACTCCCGCTTCAAAAGCTGGAGTTATGACAGAGTTCGTTACTCCAGATGACATGTCCTTTTTGAGAAGAACATGGGTCTGGGACCCTGTTCACAAGGTGCACAATGCCAAATTGAATATGAATTCTATTTATAAATCGTTACAGTGGACTGCACCTTCACAGATAGAATCTGTGGCTGATCAAGAGTTATCTACGATTAGATCCGCATTATGGGAGCTATTTTTCCATTTGGACAGAGATACACATCACAAGTTTAGAAATTTGTTAGTGGAGGCCTATTGTCTCGCACATAAGGTTCCAATCAATGGCGTGTTACAAGATTTGCCTACTTGGACTAATATTGAGTCTAAGTTATTCCCCGAATTTCAATCTGAAAGTGGGGAGGTCAGAGCCAAGGCCACTGACATGTTGAATGCTCTGGAGCTTGAAGAAGTTAAAGAGCAATACACCGCAGAGGAACTCCATTTATATAAAAGTTTATGGAGCGATCCTAAAGTTGATGTACGAGCTATGAAACGTAACGTTTCTGCCCAAGCTGATGCTGTTGCAACAAAAGTCTTTTTGGATAGATTTTTAAAAAAGAAATCCATGCCCGATTTTTACACAGAATCTGGAGAACTATCTAGTGGACTTGTGTCAGATTCGAAACGTATATTAACTCAAAATTTTGAGGATATGGTCGGAGAGGGCGAGAAAACTGTTGAAATGTCTTCTAGACCGCTACATAATGGTCAGTATACTCTATTACAAGCCAATGACTTTTTGAGCAGACCTGTTGAGTTGGCAAATTTTTCCATACCCTTGTCCTCTGATTTAGGAGTTGCATTTCCCATATGGGATTTGTTCACTCTTGAAGAAGCGGTGAGGGCAAAATTGAGAAATTATGCTTATCTGAGGGGTGATCTTTGTGTAAGGATTACTGTTTCAGGGTCTCCCTTTCACTCTGGGAGATTGTTGGTTTCTTATCAGCCATGTGCTAATAGGAATGCCAATTTGACAGCATTAAATGCTAGTCCTAATTATAGGACTATGTTGTTAAATTATCTTTCTCAAGCACCCGAATCAGGTATCATTGATGTGAAGGCTAATAAGCCCTTGATGCTCAGGTGTCCTTATATTTCCACGAAACCTGCTTTCAGGTTGTGGAACGAAAGCTCGTCAGTGATAGCCGCCACCACTTCATATGCTGATATTGAAGAAGCTGGTCGTTTATATTTATATACCATGAACCAGGTCAAGGCTGTCAGTGATTCGCCTTCAACTCCTTACGTGCAAATAGTTGCTTGGATGGAGAATGTCCAATTAGGATGTCCTACAGCCACACAGATTGAGATTTCTACAGAATCTGGAAATATGGAGGATGATGAATTTGAAGCAGGACCAGTGGAGAAGTTTTCTTCTGCCGCTGTTCAAGTTTCTGATGCTCTCAAGGTGGTGCCTTATATTGCACCATTTGCTACAGCCTCATCTTTCATTTTCAATGGTATGAAAACTTTCTCCTCCATATTTGGTTGGTCGAAACCACCGATTGTTGGTGATCCTATTTTTGTCAAGAACCGTCCGTTTGCGAATGGTTGTCAAACAATAGGCGCCAGTACAGTTAAGAGGATCGGATTGGATCCCAAGCAAGAAGTGTCGATTGATCCAAGTCCGTGTGGAGTTGACCAAGATGACATGATAATTGCTAACATTGCTGCTCGTGAGAGTTATTTTACTACTTTCACTTGGGCACCTACTGATAGTATTCTTTCGAACAGCATCTTCAAGTGTCGTGTTCATCCACAGTTGGATACGGTTTACAGGGGATTTGGTCTTAAGGATTATTACCAGCCTACTGCTTTGAGTTTTGCCAGCACTCCATTCACCTTTTGGAGAGGGGACCTTGTCTTTAGATTTGACTTTGTATGTTCCGCATATCATAGAGGCAAGCTTGTGGTTTATTATGAGCCCAATATTTCTCAACATGCTTTAATGGATTTGGACATCGATTTAAACAAACAATGGATCCAGGTCATAGATATTCAAGAAACACAAAGTGTTGAATTCTGTGTTAAATGGGCAGCTTCACGACCTTGGATGAGGTTGATGAATGCTCCTAAATCTATTCTTAATTATCAGTCTTTTACAAATTCATCGGCTTATCAAGAAGTCAATGGATATATTGGAGTCGCGGTTTTGACCGAGATCCAGTCTCCAGATGATTCTTCTATAGAAGTCAATGTTTTTGTGCGTGGTGAGAACATGCGTTTCAACGCTTTGACGGAAGCGAACATGCCAAGTGAACGTATGGTACTTGATCCATTTGATATGGGTCTTATGCCACCTGAACTTTTTAATGTTACCACTGAATCCGGAATGGTGAAAGATAACTCTGATCAACCTGTATCTTGTATTAGTCTTAATGATAGTACAGCAACTGATGATTGGATTTCTAAGATGTATTTTGGAGAAGAACCTGTTTCATTTCGTTCGCTTTTGAAACGTTACGTGGAAACACGCCATGCTTCTGTTGATGTAGGTACATCTTCTGATAGGTGTGTAATTGCAACTAGCAATATTATGCCCAATATTGATCCTCCTTATGGGTCAGCCATTTCTGGTGAGAAGACTCTGCTCTCTTATCTCCGATATGCTTATTTAGGCACGAAGGGAGGAATGAGAAAAAGGGTTAGATTACTAGGAAACAGTTCTTTTGATAGCCCCTATTTGCGCACTTCGATATCTTTATTAGAGTTCGGAGGCAGCTATCTTGAAAACTTTGAATGGACCTCTTCCCATGCACAAGTTAAACAGATGGGGACAGTGAGTTTTGTACCTCACACCAACGGTGGTTTAGAAGCCGAAATTCCTTTCTATTCACCAAATTTATTTTCGTACTCTTTTGCAGACAATCTAATAGGAGATAATCCCACTGGTGATATGTCCGTTTCCTGGTACAAACGTTATATTTGCCAGTTCGAGAGTATGGATGGCAGTGTCGGCGGAGCTGAGTTTATTGAAGAAACAGCAACCGCTGAGGATTTCATGTTCATGAGATTCATGGGAGCCCCATGTTTTTCCAATGACAAAATTCTCTGAAAAGAGAGAGCGAGAGGACGCTATATAAAACACGATGGCCCCGGTCATTTAACCTCAGGTTTTTACTATAGGGGTCACACCCTTTTTACCAA